TACAAACCGTAGTCTTCGATTCTATAACTTCTTTCAATGAACTATCCCTTAAACATGGAGTCGCACAAGTTAGAGGTGCAACAATGGAAGCTCCAACTCTACAGGGATATGGTAGACGTAACTCCTACACTATGCAGGGGATTATGTCTGTAATTAGAACAACTGGAGCCGCTAACAAACATGTAATATTCGTAGCACATGAAGATGCACCACAAAAAGATGAACTAAGTGGGGCTATTATGGTTAGTATTTTAGTCGGCGGCAAAATGCAGTCAGAAATTCCTATTAAGCTGTCAGAAGTATGGCACTTAGAGGACACAGGGAAGAATCGAAAACTCACTATCAGATCTTCCCGCCTTCGCAAGCCCATGAAATCTCGGATGTTTGTAACCAGCGAAAGTAGTGATTTTACATGGTCATTCGATCCCGAATCATGGGAAGGCGAGGGAATAGCAGATTGGTATAATAAGTGGGTGAAAAACGATGGTAAAAAGATAGATCTACCTTGATGCCGCACAATCTATATGTTGTGTGTGCGGATAGAATAACTACTATATTTTGGGGCTTGTATAGTAGACATAAAAAACTATAATAGGCTCCTTTCATTAACAACACACAAAGAAGGAACTAAAAACATGGATGATCTCGATAGCATTGTCGAATTCAGTGTCAATCTCAAAGACCAGAAAGCTCCCGATCCACTACCACCGGGAAAATACACTGGCGTTGTTCGTGGAGCGGAAGTGAAAATGTCACAACGCGACACTAAATATGCCGCTGTTTCTTTCCATATTTCTCCTGATCAATTCCCTGCTGATTGGGAAGACGGGAATCCTGATGGACAAATCCTTGTCTATCGTCGGGTAGGTCTTGAAGACAATCCGAATTCTCGTTTCGGTACTAAGCGATTCATTGAATCAATTGGTGCGCCTTTATCTAAGAAGATTGATGTCAACGAATGGGTCGGCCTTGAAGCTGAACTTGAAGTTGCTCATTCAACTTGGGAAGGTACAACTCGTGCCGAAATTACTAGGGTATCTGCCGCTTAATGCAGATAGGGAGGCAGTTTTTGTCGTATTTTACTGCCTCCCACCTACTCAACTTCTAATAATAAGGGGAGTATAATGGCTGAAGATAAAGCCAAGATTAAACGCCGTACTTTACCTATATATGCGGTGATGCAAGTCATGGACGAAACAGGCAGTCCTATGCAAATCTCCAAGGACAATGTTAAAGTTATTGGTGGATATAAGAGTGCTGAAAACGTCCTAGATATTATGGAAAGCGGTCAATACAAGAACGCGATCTATAAAAAGATATCTCTCGACTAGTCTGAACCTCCTAGGTAGAGAGATAGAGGGAGAAGCTGCTGTGACCGTTAAATGAGATCTCAGGCTTCTTCCTCACCTTTCTATTGACACACAAAGGAATGTGTGCTATGTGCAATCACAAGTTCGATTGGAGAACTAATTACTGCATCTATTGTGGTAGTAAAAAAGATACAGAAAACAAATGTCACGATCACACAAATGTAATCTCATTCTCCCATGCAAAACGTAAGAAAGAACTTGATGATGTCATACGATCCCCCTTACAAGATATCGATACCTACTCCGAGCATAATTCCTAAAGGATTCGGTCCCAATTCCACTGGTAAAAGAGGCGGGAACCTTAGAATCCGTTGTACTAATGCTGAATATGATATGTTAGCAGAAGAAGCAGCGGAACTAGGGATCTCAATAGCTAACTTTGGCCGTTGGTGTTCTGTTCAAGTCGCTCAACAATTAAAAGAGCATAGACTTAATAACTCAACGGCTCAGACCGTTGAGGGTACTAATGAACAATGGACTTAAATTTGATGAGACACAGGCTAAAGCTATCGGTGCTTGCTGTGATATTAGCCGTAGAATCGTTCCGATTACGGGTGCTGCTGGCACTGGAAAAACAACGATACTTGAAAATGTCTATAAGACGCTTAAAGCAAGAGGACACAAGGTTGTTTTGTGCGCTCCTACTGGAAAGGCAGCTAAACGAATACAGGAAGCAACAGGTATCCCGGCTAGGACGATTCATAGGTTACTTGAATACCCCCATCCGGGAGAAAGAGATGAGAAAACTGGAAAAACGCTTATCTCTACCGATCCAAAACGTGATCGACAAAACCCAATCGATTACGATACGGTGCTAGTTGATGAATATGCAATGGTCAACGTGGAGTTACACCGTAATCTAATAGATGCATTGCCTCACGGTGGAATAATAAGAATGTTTGGTGATGCTAACCAACTCCAACCAATAGAAACCTCCAAAAGAATACAAGCAGAGCCTTCATCTTTCTTAAAGATGCTTAGTAAGTATGACGGGATCAGACTTACAAACATTCACCGACAAAAAGAAGACAGTAACATCATTGCTAATGCTAACAGGATTGTTCTTGGTGGTATGCCAATTCGTAAGCCTGACTTCAGTATACAAATGACTAGTGAACCAGTTGAAACAGTCCAAGGATTTGTTCAAGACTGTTTAGCAAATGAAATCGACTATGGAATTATTGAAAACCAAATGATAACTCCTACTAAAGTTGGTTGGGTCGGGACTGAAGCCTTGAATGGATGCATCCAGAACTTATTACATCCAACTAGTAAACCTTATACAGAAGTTGAGCGTCATAAGTGGAATGACCAAGATTACATAAGAATGTATGAAGGCGATAAGATTATCTATACCAGCAACAACTACCCCTTAGAAGTTTTCAACGGAGAGACAGGAGTGATCAAGTCCCTAAACGCTGATGCTAGTATCACAGTAGACCTTGGCGATAGAGAACTAGACATTCCTGTTTCGTTGGAGATGGAGGGTAGAGGGGGAATGTATTATATGAACCCTCAAAAAGACTTGGATCTAGCTTATGTAATTACAACTCATAAGGCTCAAGGGAGTGAGTATAACCGTGTCTGTTATATTATGAACTCATCTCGTTCATGGCTGTTGAATAGAAAGAACTTATATACAGCAGTTACTAGAGCTAAAGAGCATGTGCATATCATCACAGATCAAAAGTCTTTATCCCGTAGTCTCTATAAGGAGGGAGATAAATGACAGATAAAGTGGATGAGTTGTTAGATGAACGTGAACAAACTCATGGCCCTGCTGCTGAAACATTTGAAATAGGAATAAACTTTGTAAATGTCGTCGTTAATTCTGGTGCTGTTACTAGTGAATCACTTAGACCTCATCACTTCGCTATTTTAAATATCCTACACAAAATAGCTCGCATACTTTGTGGATCTTACAATCCTGATCATTGGGATGACATCGAAGGTTATGCTCGTCTAGGCAAGAAGATACAGGAGAATAATAATGCCTGAAGTAACTGAAGCATGGCTTATGCAAGAGTTTACTAAGAGAGCTAAAGCCTGTCAGTTGACTGTTGATTGTTTAGGTTCTGGTAAATTAGATAGTGAGATAGTTATCATCGGGGAAGCCCCCGGTGAACGTGAAGCTATGATGAAGATGCCACTCGTAGGCGGTAGCGGCAAGTTACTGTGGGATGTACTACAACCATTAGATATATCTCGTAAAGATTGTTACGTAACTAACGTAGTTAAGAGACAAGTATCATTATCTACTAAGACTGAAGCCCGCAATCCAGTTAAGCGGGTAGAGATAGAGCATTGGGAAGGGCTACTTGAATGGGAGTTAGAACAACTTCCCAACATTAAGTACATATTAGTACTAGGTAACATGGCATTACACGCATTACTAGGTGAGTCAGGCATAACTAACTGGCGTGGCTCAGTCTATGATGTAGCTATAGGAAAGAGTAGGCGACAAGTAAAAGCAATTATAACTAACAACCCTGCTCATGTACTCCGCAACATACAAATGGAGCCGTTCTATAAGTTTGATGTTGCTAAACTTAGGAGAGTTATGGATGGACGATTTAAACGACATGACATTAGAGCAACAATTAACCCATCTTACGGAGAAGCTATCGAATATCTCGATAGACTTGGTGAAAGTGAACACCCAATTGCATTTGACATTGAGATCATGTCAGGAGAGACAGCTTGCATCGGATTTGCCAACAACTCAAGAGAGGGTATATCTATCAATTTTAGATCTGCTAAAGCAAACCGATATAGTCTTGATGAAGAGAGACTGCTCCGTAGAAGAATCGGACAGTTACTATCTGATAAAAGATCCAAACTAGTAGCACAGAACGGATCGTTTGACTGTGGTTGGTTATGGTACAAGGACAGAATACATGCACCAAAAGTTTGGTTT